AATTTGTTATAATATAGCTAATTAAATAACACTCACATTAAATAACACTCACAGAAGAACTGGGGTAAAAGGCTAACTGCTTTTTGCCCCTTTTAATATTATGGACAACGACACCCTAATTGCTCAACATAAGAAGGAGAAGCAACGGTCTATTGATTATAAAGATAGACGCTATAAGCAATGGAACGAGAACTACGCCCTTTATCGGGATAAGGTTATTACTAACCGTTTAACTCAACGTCAAGCTATTAACATTCCGATTATTCGGGAGACGATTGAAACGTGGATTTCAAAGATTGATGAAGCTCCAATGTTGGAGTTTGAAAGTCGGGGCAAAGATAACAAGTCTAAAGACGGGGAAATTGTCCTAAATGAACTTTGGGCCTATTACTTTGACAAATTGGGCTTAGATATTATTGATAACCTAGAAAAAAAGGTAGTAGGCTTGCAGGGACGAGGCTTCAAGAAGTGGGGCTGGGCTAAAAACCAAATATTCTGCGACCTAATTGACCCTTATGACATTGATATTGACCCAAACGCTAACCCCTTAGACCTAGATAGTGCCTATTTTGTCATTCACAAGAACATTTTTAAGCCCTTACGGATGGTTTTGGCTAATCCGAAGTATGATGAGAAAGCAAAAAATGATTTAAAGACCTATTTAGACACCAAGGAGGGGCTACTTGCCTCAGCTCAAGGGCGTGAAGACTACGAGGAACGCCAAGAACGCCTGCAAACCTTAGGAGTGCAGAACTATGACCAGTATCAAGCCTCTGATGTTATCGTTGAGATTAACGAAAACTATAAACTGATTTGGAATGAAGAGGAAAAACGCTTTGTTCGCCACTTAATCGTGACGGCGGCTGATAAAGTTATTCTCTACAACAAACCACTCAAGGAAGCGATTGGCATAGACTTTTTGCCGATTGTTTCGTGGATGAGTGATCCTGACTTAAATGACCAATGGCCCGATGGCAAGGCGGATAATGTTCGCACCTTCAACAAGGTAGTGAATATGTATATCTCCCAAGACTTAGAGAACCGCACCTACCGCAATTTTGGGATGTATTTCTACAATACTCTAAATGGCACGTTCCAACCGAGAGCTTTTGACCCGAAACCGTTTGGAATGTATGGCGTGCCAGGCAATCCGGCTGAAATTGTCCAGCAAATGCGGATTGAACCACTAAATGACACCGCCGACCAAATTACCTTCCTTAAAGACCTTATCCAGTCATCTGTCGCTCAAACGCCAACTGAACGAGGAATACAAGAAAAAGGGCAAACCACTCTTGGTGAAGTTCAACTTACCTTACAACAGTCAACTGGTCGCAATGAAGTAGTGGCTAAGAACTACCGCCGAGCTTGGAAACAATCAGGCGTTATCTTCTATGAACTCTTAAAAGCTAACTCTACTGGCGTTATCACCCTCTACAAGAAAGGCCCAGATGGTAACTACCAAGCCAAAGACATTCAACGCTCTGATTGGCTCAACCCCGAAGGTTATGAGTGTAAAGTGGTCTTAAAGAACGAGAAAACCGTCAATGACGACTTAGACCTGAAAAAGCAACAATTTGTTATTAGTGTCTTCCAAGACAATCCTGTGGCGGTTCAAATTGCCAGACGCAAACTCCTTGAGACCCTTGATTGGACGAAGGAGGAAATTGACCAAGTATTCCAGCAACAGCAAGCCCCAATAATGCCCCTAGAAGCCCCTACAATGCCCCAGGACGAGAGTTTGCCACCATTACAAGCTAATCAACCTATTGCTTAAATATGAGCCTATTAAATAAGTATTTACAAAAAATTGGTGTTAAGTCTTACGATGAGTTAAACAGTGAGGAAAAAGAGACCTTTCGGGAGTGGGAAGTAGCCCTGTCTGGTCGCAAACTAACCGATGAAGATGTCCAAAACTTCCTTAATCAAGAATTAGAAATAGCGATTGCTCGTTTAACCGAAGTAGATTTACCTAAAGAAACCGAGATATTCCGCAAAATGGAGGTAAAAATGATTAGAAAAATCCAAAATTTCCTTAATGCTCCCCAAATAGAGAAAAAATTATTAGAAAATCAATTATTAAAATAAGTATTGAACAATTAAGGAGATAAATTATCAGTTAAAAAGTAATTATGCAAGACAAAATCAACGACATTTTGGCTCAAGAGACGCTAGATGAGAAGGACATCAGTTTTCTGATGGCTCATCTAGACCACGTGAGCGAAATTGGGAAAGCCCGCCTTGGTTTTATCCCCGTTATTGAGGCTAAAACCATTGACACGCCTAAAGCGGAACCCACTCCGAAGGTGGAAACTCCGAAAAAAGCGGTCAAGAAGATTATTAAAAAGAAATAACGCCCTAACCCTATTGGACGGGCCAAAAACATTATGAACGAAGATCCAAACTCTTTTGATAAGGAAATTGAGAACGCACAAGCTAACTCTCAACCTGACCAAGGAACGGAAACGGAGACAACCGCAAATCCAATTCCGGAAGCCGAACCGGAAATTGATTACAAAACTAAGTTTGCCGAGTCCAGTAAAGAAGCTCTCCGCTTATATGAGGAGAATAAGCGTCTAGCTGAAGAACTTGCGGCAAAAGGCACGGAGGAAACTCCACCTGCAAATGATTTATACCCTGGTTTTGAGGAACTAGACCCTGAAGCCCAAGCTAACTTGATAGCTTATACCGATATGGTGACGAAGCGAGCAATAGACTCAGTCTATAAAGACCCAGCTATTGCTTTCGCCAAGACCACTTATAACGAGACTAAGTTTGATAAAGCGTTGGCAGAAGTGGCTAGTAAATATCCTGACCTTGATAAGGCTGATTTTAAAGCCAAATATTTTAATCCAAACAATGTCCCCGATAATATCGCTGATATTGTAGAAGATATGGCTAAAATTCACCTCTTTGATAAGGCTAAGGCTCTCGGAGCTAAGGAGGAACAAGAGAAAGCAAATCGCATTGATTTAGAGAGGGCGACTGGTGGCGACAAAGCTCCAACCACCTCTCGCACCCTAGAAGATTGGCATAGAATGGCTCAGGAAAATCCTGCCAAATTCGCCAAACTCTCCAAGGAATACAATGACGATTTAATCTCTGGCAAGCTTAAATAGCTTTATAACTCATTTGTAGAATTACCACTTTAAAAGTTAATTTTACAAATTATGGGACAGATTATCAATCCCGTTATGGGAGCATTCACCCCAATCAAGTATTCCTTGAAATTGGTAGAACTGCTCTACAACGATACCCTATATCCTTACATCACCAACACCCAATATGAGGGTCAGATTAAGGAATCTGGTGATCGTGTTCGTGTTCGCACAGCTGGTAAAATCAGCTTGTCTACTTACACGAAAGGTATGGAATTGGTTAAGCAAGAGCTTACCCCTACCTACGAAGACCTCATCATTGACCAACAGCAATACTTTAGCTTTGGTGTAGATGACGTGGACAAAATTCAGAATGACATTGACGCTATCAACGAATATGCTATGTCCTCCAAGCGAGATATGGCTGAACTCATTGATGCCGACATTCTTAAATATGGTCGCAAGAACGTCTGGGGAGCTAACGTTGTTGGCACTTCCTACTCAACTGGCACTTGTTCGGTAGCCGCTACAACTGGTGTTGTCACTGGTTCAGGCACTACCTTCACGGCTGGTATGGTTGGTGGTTTCATTAAGTTTGCGGCTTTACCGAATTACTACTATGTTTCTGCTTACACTGACGCTACTACTATCACCGTCACTGACGTTGGCTCAGCCGCCTATACAGGTGGAGCTATCGCTCCAGCCGCCGAAGACACCACCTATGTTATTGAGGGTGCGTCAGCTAAGGCCGTGACCGAAAAGACCATTTACCGCTCATTGGTTGACCTTTCAACCAAGATGTCCGCTTCTCTGGCTCCTCGCGAGGGTCGCTGGATTGTGGTCAACTCGGCTGTTGAGGCACTGCTTCGCAACGCTCCTGAGTTCATTCCAGCCGTTCAATCCGCCTACAATGGCGTGGTTGAGAAAGGCTTGATTGGCTCAATCGCTGGTTTCAAGGTTTACTTCTCCGAGTTGGTTGACGGTAATAATACCCCCACCACTGGAGGTTACTGGGTTTTGGCTGGCTGTAAAGATTTTATGGCCTTTGCGACTCAAATCAGCAAAGTGTCAGTTATCCCATCAGAAGCTGATCCGAATAGCTTCATTACGACCTGTAAAGGCTTGCTCGTTTATGGCCGCAAGGTCTTCGCTGGCAACCGTGCTAAGGGTGGTGTAATGCGTATAACAACCGCTTACTCTGCTTAGTCTTTGATGGTTTCCCTAGGGGGCTTATACCCCTTAGGCTAAGCCATTAATACAAACAATATGCAAAGCAATCAAATCATTACATTGGCAAGAAACAAACTCCTTGAGACCACGACTGAATTGATCAAGGACGAGACTTTGTATATCTATGCCAACTTAGCTCAAGAAGATATTGCCAAAAAGACCTTTACTAACGACAAAATCAAAACTGCGACTATTACCTTTACCTCTGGAGTTGGCACCCTACCGACAGACTTTGGGACGCTTTATGGTGATGCCTTTGATGCTTATAACAATTTCTATCCCGAAATGACGATTGAGGACTTTGCCAAGAAAACCTTAATCTATGGCGTGGTGATTGAGGGGGGTGAGATTAAAGTTTTGCCTGATACAACCACAAGCCTGACGATTAAATACTGGCCGACTTTTGCTGATATGACCTCGGCGGTTAACCCCTCTATTCCAACTTACTTCCACGAGTGTATTGTTTATGGCATTTTATATCGGGCTTTTGAGGACTTACAGGACTGGGAATTATCAAAATTTTTTAGGGAAAAATACGAGAGTGAATTAAAACAAAAAGCCGAGGTAATGAGTAATTACGAGGAGGGAAACCAACGTTCAAGTCAAATGTTTGCCGAGCAGAACTTACTAGATAATCAATCTTATTTTTAATGATTAGCTTGACTAACATCTTGGCGAAGGAGATAGAGATATTAGATATTAGAGACGAAGACAACCAATACATTAACTATAATGAGTTTTAAACAAGATAATTTTATAATTGTCAAGAATGACTTAACTAAAGCCATTGATGTTGATGACTCGGCTGGTCTGTCTGTGCCGGTTAATATGAACTTTGTGGAGGAGGGTTATTTGACAAAAGATACAGGTGTGGCTTTGTTTGGGGTGGAGACTAGCACGCAATGTCATTCGCTGTTTCACTACAAGAAAAAAGACGGCACCTCCCACTTTTTACGGGGAATGGGAACTAAATTACAGAAATACAACTTTGCCACTAATGTTTGGGCTGATTTAACTCCCACCTTTACCGAGAACAAACACTTTGGTTTTGTGGTTTATGATGACATTTTATGGGGCTGTAACGGGGTAGAAGCCTTGTTTAAATACGATGGCACTAGTTTTACCGAGTATGCCTCCGCTCCCAAGGGTAATATCTTGGAGGTCTTTGAGGATAGACTATTTGTCTCTGGGGTCACTGCCGAACCATTAACGATTTATTACTCGGATATTGCCGACCCAACGACTTTTGGTGGCACTGCTCTCTTGAAACCATTAGGCACCGACAGTGTTACCGTGCTTAAAAACTACTACGGGTATCTGTTAATTTTCAAACAAAACTCTATTTGGAAAATGAGCTGGTATTATGACTCAATTACTGACACCTACCTACCCAAACTAGAACTACAATCCAACAATTACGGGGCTTGCTCTCGCAAGGCTGTGACGTGGGTGGAAAACGATTTATGGTTCTTTACGGGCCGAGAAGTGAGGGCGATTGGCTTTAAAGACCAACAGACAGGCGTGTTGGGTATTAATGTGTCAGTTATTTCTGACCAAATTAAGGAAACCCTAGCCTTGGTTGATAAAACTTACTATAACCAAGTGGCTGTTTTCTACAATAATAGACGCTTTTACCTAGCTATCCCTTTGGGGGCAGTGGTTAATAATACGATTTTTGTTTGTCATCTCCTTTATAGCAACGTGTGGACAAAATATAATAATCGGATTAAGTCATCCGTCTTTGATTTTGCCAGTATTGATGGGGTAATTTACACCAATAAGAGTTCAACACCTTATGGCACGCTTAAATGGGACGAAACTTTAAGGGCGGATAACGCAGTGGCTATTCCCTCCGAGGTATTTTTCAAGCAAGTAGAGGACAAAGACTTCTCTAAATATAATCTCTACCGATACCTAGACCTGATGTTTAAGACCTTAGAGGGACGTATTACAATTACTGTTAAATATGACGCTTATGACTTACGCCAGACGAAAACTAAGGTGTTTTATATTGGTCAAGCCTTAGAAGATATGGACGCAACCACTGGTGAAGTGCCGTTTGGTCAGAAACTTTATGGAAACGGCTTCGGTGAAGATGTAAGTGGGGCTCCTTTTGAGAAAAAACGAGTATCAATGCTGGTTAAAGCTCAGACTGTAACACTAGGATTAGCAAATAATAACCTTAACGAGACCTTCACGATTGCTCAATGGGCGTTGTATGGAGCGAAACAACCACGAAGATTATCAAAACCGAGTTCAATTATAAGTTTGGGCTAAAATATGTTATAATATAAGCAAAATGTCAATCTCAACCATCCAAAATTTCTATAAGGAGACAATCACCAGAGCCGTCACACTTACAGGTGCAACTAATATCTATGTTTCCGCTCTCCCAACCC